TGCCTACTCAACCTCAGTTCTTGACACAAAGCATCAGTCCCACCAACCATCGCTGACGCAGCCTTCAATGCTCTTTCAGGGTCCATTTGACACCTCCTGACGCAATGCTACACTACAGGTTGATAGAGTGCAAACAAATGCTATAGCTTTTGGCTAACACGAAACAGAGATCAATAAAAATATTTGTGTTGACCGAGCGTCTGTAAGTAGCGAGAATGACAACCATCGACACACAAACAGGGGATTGAGATGCTGATTGACACTCTGAAACAAGTTCAGGCTTTGCTGGACAAGATGATCCAGCATGACTGTCTGAACTTCGACCACTCAGGTCAGTACCTGCGCGAAGCAAGGATTGATTACGTTCGGGACGTCCTGTCCGTGCAAGGCAAGATTGACTATCTACTCGGAGAGAAGAAATGAACGATCAGAACCGTTGGGAGTACGAGGTGCAACGTCACCAAGAGAGGGAAGAGATCAAGCGCAAGCTCTTTGCATTCAGCGCCTGGGGATTCGCTTGGACCTTTTTCTTTGCTCTGATGTACGCAATGCTCGCAGCATGAACGACCCGGCATTTGTCTGGGTTCCTAGCGCCGCCACAGACGTAACACAAACATGGCGCAAGTTTGGTTGGAAACCTATTTCGGAGAGAACTGATCATGAAGCAAATCGCATCCGCGCTCGTCAAAGCTCAACAGGCTTTTGGCCCAGCACTCAAGAGCAGCAGCAACCCGCACTTCCGCAGCAAATACGCTGATTTAGCAGCAGTCATCGAAGCAGTAATTGACGGTCTCAACAAAAACGGGATCTTTCTGACGCAAGGCACCCACGAGTGCGACAACGGGGTCATCGTCGAAACCATTCTCATTCATGAGTCAGGCGAAACACTGTCAGGTGGCAAACTACACGTTCCAGCAACCAAGCAAGACGCACAGGGTTACGGCTCGGCATTGACCTATGCTCGACGCTACAGCCTGATGGCAATCACCGGAATCGCACCGGAGGATGATGACGGTAACGCTGCAAGCAAAAAGACGATGAAACCTCTTGATGCAACAGCAGCCGTTAAAACGCTCTCAGAGGCTCCAACAATGGAGGATCTCAAAACCATCTATGCCAAGGCTTTCAAAGCCTTCCAAGGCGATTCTGAGGCTCTGAAGGCTATTGACGCAGCCAAAGATTCACGCAAAGCTGAACTGATGGAGATTGCGTAATGGATCAACGCTCAGACGAGTGGTTCTCTGCCCGTCTGGGCTTTGCTACCGCATCCCGCATGAACGATGCTCTAGCAGGCTCAGAAACTGCGGCAAGACGAGGCTACCTCATCCAACTTGTGACAGAGAGGCTCACCGGCCAGCAACAGGAGTCATTTTCGTCAGCAGCAATGCAACGGGGGACAGACCTGGAACCTGTCGCTCGAATGGCGTATGAGGTTACATACAAATTTGTATCTAAAGCAGGATTCTTAAAACATCCGTCTATAGAGTGGTTTGGTGCTTCACCGGATGGTCTGGTCGGGGACGATGGTTTGGTAGAGATCAAATGTCCAAACAGCACCACCCATGTCGACTACATCCTGGAAGGAAAAGTTCCGACAAAGTACAAGCGTCAGATGCTGGCTCAACTGGCCTGCACAGGACGGAAGTGGTGCGATTTCGTGTCGTTCGATGACAGGCTTCCAGAACACCTGCAACTATTCGTGGTCAGGTTTGAGCCTAAGCCAGAGGAGATCGACAAGCTGCAAGAAGGTGTGATCAAGTTTCTCAACGATGTTCAGAAGGAGTACGACAAGTGCCAGTCGTTTACGAAGTGACAGCAGCAGGTGAGAAGTACCAAGCCAAAGACGGTACAGAGAAAACCAAATGGATCAGGATGGGGTCAGTAATTCAGACCAAGAACGGACGGATGACGCTCAAGATCGAGTCCATCCCTGTCGGATGGGATGGGTGGGCAAGCCTGATGGAGCCTCGACAGGATGAGCCGAAAAAGTCACGACAACCAGGGGATGATGATGATCTTCCATTCTGAAACCGGAGGTGCGACGATTTTCAACTCTCAAGTTGGAGCTATTTCCAGAAAAGATCCAATCAATCCAGCACACTACAAACGAGGGGATATTGAATGTATTGACGCGCTAGCAGCAGCAACAGCAAACCTGAAAGGTATCGAGGCTGTCTGCACTGCTAACGCGATCAAGTATCTGTGGAGGTGGAAAGAAAAGAACGGGATGGAGGATTTGAAAAAAGCTCACTGGTACATTGAGCGACTCATTCAGACATGTCACGTGCAGCCTTCGCAACCTCCAACACCCTTCGAGTCCAACCTTTAGCAAATGTCGGGAAGTGCGGCAAGCCTTGGAGAAACTCTAGGCGCTTGTCGCATATCTCCTGGACCAATTTAGACCTCTGGTGGCGTTTTGTAGCCTCGATAGTCTTAGGACCAATGATCCCGTCTTTCGTGGCTCCTACGCATTCCTGAAGCATCCTAGAGGCTCTGGTAACACCAGAGTTCACCGCAAAGTCGAATACGGCATAGTCAACACCGCGAGGCAGGTCATCTGCTCGAACAGCATCCCAGTACCGGGCTTTGTACAGAGGTTTGACGTCTTTGACCGTGAGGTTACGCATTTCCTCTTCGGTCACTTCTCGCTTCACCCAATCCTCCCAGGTTGCTTTCGTGATGCCGAGATTGGTCATTCCACCAGGGTCGGATGGATGCTCTACAAAACCACCTTCATGTTTAATCACCATCGGAAAGCAAATGTCAAACATCATCGCTTAATTGCCTCAGCAACAGTCGGAGCAATCTTTTCAATTGACCTGCCGATAACGTAACCACCGAGACCAAACTCCACAATCGACCAAAGTTTGATGTACTCAGCCTCAGACAGGTTAGGAGCAGCCCAGCCAAACCAGCGAGCAACTATCAAACAAACAAACACAATCATCGTCAACGGTCGCCAATTGCTAGCCAGCCAGTGAGACGATGCTGCTTCGGTCTTGATGATGTCAGCAGCAGCAGCGTTTAGTTGATGCGCGTTTTGCCATAGCTGAGTCGTCATCTCCGCTTCGGCTTTGGCTGCTTCAGCAGGATCAGGGAACTTGCTGGCAACAATCTTTCCAAGGATCGGAGCCAACACGGGGATCAGTGCTTGAATCATTTTAGCCACCCATCCCAAGCGGTTTTAAGTACGAGCAAAGCCGCACCAATACCTGCTAGCCACTTCATAAAAGCAACAAGCGTCTGAGCCGCTTTCCAGGCTTCTGCAAGGTCTTTGATTGAGTGATTGAGGTCGTCAACTTTAGCCTCAATTTTCTCAACGTGCGCACGGAGTTGTTCGACCTCGCTCATGCTCTACCTCAACGGAATACAGCAACGGAAATTGCAGCAACGTCTGTTGCAGCCCCAGATCCAGCAGAAATTCTAACCTTGAAGTTGCCAGCAGCAAACGATGCTGATGGGGTGAATGCGACAAACTCTTCACCGGCAGAATCACCACCGCCACCAGAACAAACAGCGCAATAGTTTGCATCAGCCATTGCGGTTGTAAAGTTCACCGTATAGTCGCCAGTTCCGTTCTTGTAAACACTAGCAACATTGCCAGATGCAGAAATTGTTTGATTGGTTCCTGTAGTTCCCGTCCCATCAAACCTTACCCAGGCGCGAGCACCAAACACAGGAGCAGACCCAGACTGAGCACCGCTCATCTTGGCAGCGGTAATAGCTCCATCAGATACAGTCGTGGCTGTCGTTGCTGTACCAGCATTGCCTGTAATGTTGATGCCCCAGTTGCCTGTAGCACCTGTGCCGTTGGATGACGGGACATCAATGTTGATTCTCGCAGCAGCAGCCGTTGTTCCACCAGTTCCTCCGCTTGCAATCGCAAGCGTCGATGACAATCCTGCTGCATTGCCTGTAATGCTGATCCCCCAAGTTCCTGACGCATTCGTTCCAGTTTTGGATGGCGCATAGTCGGTAATCTGCGCACCAACGAATGCAGTAGTCGCTGCTTTGGTGCTGCTATCTCCAAGAGTGGCAGTCGGAACGATTGGGCTACTGGAAAACGTCTTAACACCGGCAATCGTCTGATCTCCGGTCGTATAAACCCCATTCGTCACCGTGTCGGCATTGCCTGTCACGTTACCCGTCACATTGCCAGTCAGGTTGCCTGTAACATTCCCAACAAACCCAGCAGACGTAAACGTACCAACAGACACACCATTGGCAGACACCCCTACAACATTAGCTCCACCAGAGTAAAAACCTGTATCAAGATCACCTGTAAACGTCCAAGATGGAGCAGCAGCAGTACCTGCCGGAGCAATGTATCGATCCATTGCGCCTGATTGCCACTCTTTCAGATCAGCCATCAACTGCCGGATGGCATTGTTGATGTTCGCAGGAGAGCAACCCTCTGCGATGTTGATTGAGTTGATGTCGGTGTTAAGGTCTGGGTTAGTGTCAAACTCGGAGATCTTTGTCTTTGCCATGATTATTCCTCAGTCAGACCAAACACCTGACCGTAGCCAAGTTTAAGTGCGCGTTTTTGAAGCTCTTGCGACAACGGAACCATTTCAGCAGTAGTCGCTTTCCTCATTAGCCTTGCAGCCAGTTTAGGGTCAAGCATAGCGTCAACAATCACCTCTCTGATCTGGTCGTCTGTTCCGTTGTATAGCCAGTTCATCGGAGCAGCAACCTTCTGCAAAACTGCTGGAACGTCTCCAAACATAGATTTCCCGGCAATAGCACCAATCACGTTTGCGACAGACAGGTTCCTGAACGTATTAGACCCAGGCTCTTGAGTAACTCGCAGCGTCGCTTCATCAAGATCCTGTCCAACCTTTTTCAAAACAGACAACTGTGTTTTGGATAGCTTGGTTTCGTTTTCAGCAGCACGAATTGCGTTGACGAATTTTGGTTGTGAGATCAAATATTCAGACACATTCCCAGGGTCAGAAATCATTGGCGTTGTCGTCAACACCTTGCCCCTAAAATCCTGCGCGGCCTTCATCCGTTCAATGCCACGGCTTGATGCTGCATACTTTTTTAGATATTCACCATAACCCGGAGCAATAGACTCGATCTGTTCATCAATTGATCTAATGACTTGTTCAAGTTGGCCTTTGGCAAGACTGAAAGCAGATCCATCCTTGTCAAGCAATCCTTGAGCAGCATCTCTTAGGTCTTTACGAACTTCGTAAAGATCCGCTGGAGTTGTGGCTTTTTCGATTCTGGCTCTCGCAAAATTCATCGCTCGTTCAACAGGAACCCTTTTACCAGCAGGAGACGAGAGAATATTGGAGATCAAACCATCAACATTAGTGATGTTGTCGAAAAACTGCTCAGGAGTAACAGTTGACCGTTCAAACGCTTGCTCTCTCAAAGGTCTCGTTACCTCATCACGCTTTGCGATAGCAGCATCAAGATCCGTTTTTTCTTTGGCAAGACGATCAAGAATTGACAACCTTGCACGATTGGCTTGCATGGATTGCTCAGTCAGTTTGCCTGTTACATCCAACCCACGAACAGGAGGAACAGCTGCGGCAAGACCAACGTCACGAGCAGCCTGTGCTGTAGTTGGAGTGTATCCCTGAACACCAGTCTGATACGCTTCCAGATTCCGAACAGCAGCATCTGGATCGCGTGACAACTGGCGGAGAATGTTTCCAACCACAACTTCCCTACCTGCTTCGGTAAACGGTCTTACAAGCTCTCGGCCACCCCTGGCAGCAGATTGAGCAGACAAGACAGCAGCAGTTCCGGCAGACGGAGCAACAGTCCCGGCAAGCACACCAAGACCAAGCTGCTCATACGGTCCCATGCCCTCTTCTCTCGCAAGAGCAGAGCCTAGAGCGCCAGCACCGGCAGATGTTGCCTGAAAAACTGGAGATTGCGTGAGCAATTCTTTGGGGGCAGCAAACCGAGCGGGCAATGCAGCACCAATACCAGCACCACCTAATACACCAGCAACAGCCGATGAAATATCTTGCGCTCGCTTCTCTTGCTCTGTCTCAGCCTCTGGTAGCCCAGCACGAGTCATCAACTGCTGTTGCGCCTGTGATGGCATCGGCAGACTTGTTCCACCAATCATGTTGACCAAAGACACAAGAGCATCAGACGCAAGAGCAGGAAGCCCTAGCGCACCAGTCACACCAGCACGAGCAGTCAACCCAAGTTGCCGACCAATGTCTGTATCTGTAATTGAAAGAGGTTGGGCTTTTGCTTGCCTTGCCTCTTCAAGCAATCGCATTCTAGGCTGTTGACCTGGAGGTGTAGGTTGTAACCCAAGAGCAGTATCAACAGCAGTCAAGGCGCGTTGAGCAATCGGTTCTTTCCCTGCAAGGATTCGCAATCCTGCTTCGCTAACATCCTGCATCCTGCCAGCAGAAATAAGCTCCAGATCCTTCTCTGACAGCCTAGACAAATCAGCCATTACTGTCTCCCTCTGCGTCTTTCAAGTTCTCGCTGAGCCTGTTCCTGCAACGTCAATTGGCGTTCCTGTTGGGTTTTGTTCAAACCTGGGATTGTTGGTTCAGCACCAACAACACGTTTGACGTCAAAACCATACTCAGAAGCAAGATCAGAATACTGATTTCGTTTCTCATTAAACGCATCAACACTAACAGAGAACAAAGAATTGGCAAGGTTTGCAAACTCTTTGCGTTGAGCCGGAGATAACTTAGTACCCTGCATAACGTTAGTTGCGTAATTTGAAACTCGATCAAGTAGACCACCAGCTTGCATAGCAAGAGCAAGTTCAGACTCTCGCACGACAGAACCTGGATCAAGCAGTTTCATGATCTTGGTTGCAGCAGCAAGGTCGCCAATAGCGTTTGCCTTGTTAAGACCTTCCATTACCTGACCATACGCTGATTTCATTTCTCCAAACGCTTTGTAATCTGGAGAACCTTGAAATTCAGTCCGCAACCTGGTTTCGTTTTCAAACCCTCTTTGACCACCAGTCATGTCAAGCACAGTTGTTGCCCTACCTGCCGTAGCTCGTTCAATAGCTCTGGTTTGAGCAAGACGCGACGCTTGTTGAGACTGATCAGCAGTAAGTTCTCGATCTGTTCCAAACAAATCAAGCGCAGCAGCGCGAACATCTGTTGGCAATTCACGAACCTTCGGAGCACTAGCACCAATTTGCTTTAACTGTCCTGTCGGCGTAACAACGTTTGCTGTCTGACCCTCTCCAAGAACAAGTGTCTTTGGTTCTCTAGGCTGCTGAACCTCAAACTGCAACTTGATTGACTCCATGACCTTTTTAAACTGGTCAGGGTCTAATGCACCTCGTAGCGTACTCAATGCCGTTTCGTTAATTGCAGGTTGATTGAGTGTTCCAGCATTTGCCGATTGGATAAGCGAAGCCAGCGGATCAGCCGCTTGCGCTCCAGTAGTGAGTGCTTGCTGACGCTCAGTCGTCACCAACTGAGGCATGACTTTCCGCACAAGCTCCTGCTGCTGACGCTGCCTCTGATCCTCTTGCAACTTTTGAATCGCACCGGCTTGCGTGATCTGCTGATTGACTGCTTGGTTGTACATCTGCTGACCAGCAAGCAACCCTGACCCGATAGCCTGTCCGATATTCGTGCGAGTCCTGCTAGGCCCACCTGCTTGCAACAAACCAGCAGCCAGACCCAACAGACCCTGCTGCCTTGCCTGCTGAGTCATGTTCTCATCACCCAACAGACCAAGCATCTGATTCTGTGGGAACAAGCGATCAAGGATTCCGTCCATTAGCGCCTCCGAGACGGGAAGTATTCGAGCATCAGGTCATCCTGTCCTGGCCTCATCTGCGTCCGAATCATGCTCGGCACATCACCTATACCAAGTTCTTCATCAATCGGCATCATGTTTGAAAACCTGGTCAACGGTGTCATCGCAATCGGAGGAGGCTGAAACGCAATTGGAATCTGCTGACCAGGAGTCACCCTTCCAAAGGCAGTTTGCGCAGGCTGTGGCCCCATAGAACTTGCCAACTGAGCACCAGCCATCAACGTCTGCGGATTGGCCAATTTAGACATCATGCTAGGCGCAGCACCAGCAGTAGACATCATCGCCGGAGCCGATGTCATGCCTTGAGCAGCGAGAGCACCAGCAACAGGAGACGCTCCACCTGACATCATTGGGGCAGACGACAACAGCCCGTGACCGGCTAACTGAGCGCCGAACCCGCTTTGCAATCCGACAGCACCAGCAGCACCAGATGCAGCTTGAGTTGCTGTTGCACCGAGCAAACTAGGAGCAACAGCGCCGCCAACGCCACCCAGCGTTGCTCCCATCAAAGCCCCTTTCAGCGGATCTTTCTTGTTGGTCACAGCACCAGCAGCAGCACCAACCATCGCTAGGGTAATAGGATCAGCCATTTCACGCTCCTTGCTGAGCAGTCATTCCGAGATTCTGTCTCGGTTGATTAAACGCACTCACCAACGCAGCACCACCCAGTGCGGTAGCAGCGGGATTAGTGTACTCAGGAGCAACTTGTTGCTGTCCAGCAGGGACACCACCGATAAACGATAGGTATTGCTGGAGCGCTCTGAACGGAGCTTGCTGCTGAAAGTTAAACCGGTTTAGCTGATCTTGCAGTTCCTGCTGCTGATATTGCTCACCCATCTGACCAACCTGCAACAGACGCTGGATGTCTGCGTAATCTTGAGCAGCCATGCCAGGAGCCAACTGGGAAGCAGCCAGACGCACATTCGCAGCACCCTGTTCAGCACCCGTCAATCCCTGTGCCGCTTGCAACTGAGTCGCAAACTGTTGAGCCTGCGTCTGACCCAATCCACTCGTGGCTGCTAGTTGATTGATAAGTGCCTGCTGTTGAGCCTGTTGCTGACGATTGAGAGCAGCCTCTTGGAGTTGACGCTCCTGCTGATACCCAGCAAACCCAAGACGCTCACCCAGACCAGACAGATTAGCCGCCAATGACTCAGCAGCACCTGCCTGCAACTGACCCTGTGCCGCAGATCCAAACCGGCCAGCACGGGATGCTTGCGAGTTGATGTTCTGAATCTGCTGCTGAAACTGACTTGTAATCGGCCGAGAAGCAGCCTCAAACGTTGCTTGCAAGAACGGATTCATACCCAGAAACGCACCGCCAGCAGTTTGATCCTGTTGCGTCTGACCAGCCCTACCGTAGATGTCTTGATACATCCCTGCCGCCGGACCTTTACCAGCCTGACCGTAGATGTTTCCGAACATACTCCCAGCAGGAGCTTGAAAGCCCGTAGCAGCCCCTACAGCACCTTGCGCACCCTGTACCAGCGGAGAGCCTGCTTGTGCCCTCTGTGCGGCCATTTGCATGGCTTGCTGGGTGTAATCAGACGGTCCAACAAACGTCTGACCAGAGAAATATTCGGGTACGTACCCGGCTCTCATTTCTCCTGTGGTCGGGTCTTTGTATTGCAGTTGACCAGTTTGGAACAGGTTCTGAGCACCTGATAGACCCTGCTCAACAAAAGGGACTAACCTTGGATCAATCCTAGTCTCAGTTTGAGAGGTTCCTGATCTGCTACCCATTCGACACCTCTTTCGCCCATCTTATAGGCTTGTAACCGTGTTTTTCGGCCATCTTCGCCCATCCTGGCCGATTTGACTCAAACGTGATTTTACGCGCTCCACCCGATTTGGCAATTTCTTCTGCGTGGCGGAAACCTTCCTCCATCAAAAACTTGCCATATCCTGCCCAGATATGGATGCGATCTTCAAACGGTTGGAGCACACCAAACCCAACAGGCTGATCGTTCTCGACCATCAGCCACAACATTGATCTTCCAGAGTAACAGTCGCAATAGATGTCCTCCGGTATCCAAGGCTCTGAGCTAGCCTCTTTCACCCTCAAAAGACCTTCTCGAACGTAATCCCAAACATCCCGCAGGTTGTTTGGTTCGACAAAGACCCTAGCCGAGGATGACATACCGATAGGTTTTGTCTGCGGTACTGTTAGCAAAGTGATTGACGGTAGCCTGACCTTGCGTCTGATTGGATGCGTATACATCAGACGTTGAAGATTCAGACACCATTTGCATAGTTGCGATCACAGACGGAGTTGACGGTCTGTCAGGGGCTGTTTGTGTCGGAAGATGCTCCAACCTTACAGCAATATTTGTGGTTGACCACATGATTTGAATGTAGTCACCAGCTTCGAGGTCAACAAAGAAATTCAACGCAGCAATCAAGTGACCATCAACAGATCCATGACGCTCGTTAACAGAAAACCTACTGTTGCTTCCTGCGATATTGGTTCCGTTCTTGCGAAACCACACATCTACATCCTGTATCTGAGAGTCAGTATTCGTAAACTGAGCAGAAAATTGAAGGTTATAGACACCGGAACTGGTAACAGTTATCTGCGATCCAGACGCAACAGACACACCATTGCTAAAGTCTGTCGTGCTGAACGACATCGCGTAAGCAGCAGTTGTCGTCGTCGCAGACTGGTCTGTGTCGTCCTGAAATGCTCCATATGGCACACCATCACCAGACGCAGCAGCAGAGTATGGAGCAAACAGGATGATGCTATCTTCGCTGATACGCTCATCAAACAGCGTGGTAGTTGTAGCGTTTCCTGTGTCAAGAGTAATCAGCCCGACAGAGTTGATCTTTCCGTCCAAAATGCGATTGACGATCTCGGATACATCTCGAGGAGTACCACCCTGTTGAGGTAGCCTGCGAAACATTACCGACCACCAACCGCTTTAACTTCAACATCAACACCGACAGCAGTAATCCAGCTTTCCGTAGGAGTAAGACTCACTCTGTGGTACTTGCCGCGGGATCTGAGTGGAATCCTGTTCTCGCTATCAGCAGCAACAGCGGTCGAATAGCTAAGATTGCCATCAAGACGATAACGCGATGCAACCTGAACCGTGGCAGATCCGTTGTCCACAATGGGTCTGGCAAGCGTCAGAATCGTTTCTGTGGCTTCCGTTTCGATGTCTCCTGTAGTGAGCACAGCAGTCTGATTAGCACCGCCAAACGTCACCAAACGGCTTGCATCAACACCACCTAGAACCAACTTGCCACCGGCCCAGAGCCTAGAATCCAATGATTCTGGCAAGGCATCCAGGCTCGATGAGATGTTCGCCAACTGCTCCAGCGTATAACTTGCAGTCGCCAATGTAGATACGAAATCAGCAGTAGTGTTGGCATGGCTCCACTTGTCTACCGAGTAGTTGTAGATCAGCAGCTTTTGAACGTTGAAAATATCACGGAAACACCAAACTACAACCTTGTTGACCGGATCAACAGCAGCAGACATCTTGTTCAATTGAGCAGGGTCTGCATTGTTGAAGAACCACCGATCTACAACCTCATTCCCAATAGATTTAACAGTCTGACCATCAGTAACAAAAAATCCATCATCGCTCAAAAAATACGTCAGCGCACCTGATTGAGCAACAGATCGAGACTCATAACACCCAAGATTGCGAGCAATAATGTCAAACTGGAAAAACAGCGGAGAACCTATATACGTCATCCGCGCAATCGCTCTTTCCAGCAGAACAATCCCAAACTCACCACCAGTCATACCACGAATCTCACCACCATCAGCGATGACCTGAGAATCAGCTTGACTGCCAGCACCAGGAGTCCAATCCGTCTCATCGTTTATATCTGACCAGTAGACCGTAGAAATTTCACTTGCAGTCTTGGCAGCGACAACGAAGTCTCGGACAACAGCCACAAACTGAGCAGTCGGAGCAGCAGCAGCAACATCAGCAAACGTTGTACTCGACCCCATGTCCCAAGCCTGGATCTTGTCTATCCCATTCGCTGCTAAAACAACAGATCCAAACTGAGCAGTAGTCCACAGGGTCGTTGTTGAGTAAGCGGTCGATACCCTACTGACATCATCCATAGACGAATCAGCAGGATCAAACTTAAATAGCTTTGTAGACCCAGCAGCGAACAGAGTGGTTGTTGTTCCCTGTCTACCAATAAAACTCGTTAAAAGGCTCTCAGACGCTGTAGAAGATAGATTGGCATTGGATGGTATCGGACCGTATCCAGACGCGACAGGAAGGCAGTTTAGAGCCTCTGTGAGCCCTCCTGCGATACCCGGTCGGTCAGGTGTCCATTTACCAAACGCAATTCTCATTCCGCAGCCTCATCTACCACTTCACCAATCACCGGCACAACCACCATCAGCCCAGCCTTCTCGATAGCAGCCTGCCAGTCAGACCCGAAGTAGATCTGCTTTGGCCAAGTGTAGACGTTCACGATGTTGTCCAGCTCGTCGTCGTACCACCAGCCAGAAGACATCCAATGCGTCGCCGGAGCCTCGCCCGTCTCGGACAGAGGTGTGGTGAACTGATAGGTTGAGAGGTCAGACTGAGCCTGCGCTTTGTCGGCGTCTGCGATGATGACGGTGGCTTGTGTGGAGTTCATCAGTAAGCCCTGGTTTTGGAGTTCATGTACCCTTCCAGCGCGGCGATCTGCTGGTCGTTTGACTGTGCACCTCGGCCCACGGAGCCGTAAAAGCGACCGTTGAAGAACAAAGATGCCTGGTTTCGGCTGCATATGTTGAGAACGTAATTGCCGTAGTTGCCTGTGCCTTGGTCTGCGGTGCTGGATGCTGCTTGAGAACCGTTGACGCGGAGGATTGCTGAATCGCCGGAGATGTTGCCAAGAGCTGTTAGGACGTTGGTTATGGGAGCAGCAAACGTATTTGATGTTGTGGCTTGTGCGAGCGCCGTTCCTTGAGAACGAAACTCATAATTTGCTGCTGCGCTCAACGGCGCAAACAAACCAATTGATCCGTTTACTGTTGCTGTACCCAACTCCATCACAGTTCCAGTCGCCGCATCACTCAGCTTCCTGACCCCAGCACAGAGCGTCATCTTGTCCGTGCCGGTGAAATCAATGCTGTTCGTCAGGAGATAATCATTGCTCCCGTCTGCTCGCAGATACACCGGGAATCCAGAAGAATCGTAGTCCGTGGCTGTGTTCACACGCTGGTAGGCAGGGATGCCAACACCGTCGTTGGCGACGCGAAGGTCTGCGCCCCAAGCAAAATAAGTTGAATTTGAAACTCTGGTTAAAGATGCGTCTGCTGAAGCGCTGCACACAAATATTTGGTATGTCGATATACCTGCTAAACTTCCTCGCACAAAACATTGGTACCAACCGTTTCCGGCTGCAACAATATCTAATGACGCCCCTGCGGCTGTACCGCCAGTTGTTTGCGAACCTTTTACGCCATTACTTAAATCAAACCACGCCCTAATAAAATTTGTAGCAGCGGCAGCCGGATCGACAATGCAAACACGAACCCAATCAGCACCGGTATTTTTCTTAAGATGCATTAATTCAGTGCATGCAACACCAGTTGCAATCGCTTGATCTTGTCGAGTTAATGCTGTTCCAGCCGAACCCTCAGTTAACAAATCTGCGGTCAATGTTCCGTTAGGCGCTACTGCTGCATTTGCTGTGACTGTAACATCGACTTTCGTCCACGCCGCATCATCAAACTGCTCAGTCTTCGTGAGCAGATTCACCCTCGCACTCACCGTTGGTCTGGCAGTGCTCGCAGCAGCGGGGGTGTAGGCATGATTGCCGGGGAGCTCGCGGACGGAGATGTCGTCTACTGTAAAACTAACTGACGTCGAGCTTGACCTAATCGCAATCGTTGCCCCGGTTGATGGGGCCGATAATATATCCGAATATGTCCCAGGAGAAGTTCTAAACGCAGCAACGGCACTGCCGCCAACAAAAAAAACTCCTGCGCCTGATCCTGATGTAATTGTATAAGTGACTTTATAAAACTTCCCGGCCGTTGTGTTTATTGTTTGAGTTAAATTTCTTCCCGTCCCCCCTGACGTATAAACCGCTTGCCCACCAGAAATCGTCCACCCATTTTCTGCGGTCCAATTTGAACTTGTACTAAAATCGCCATTTGTCACCAACTCACTACTCAGCACCAGCCCCAGCCGCTTGTCCAGCATCAGGCCACAGGGCTGCTCGACTGCCGTGACAGGGGTCGTGCCTGCTGCGTCTTGATACAGCGTAGAGAAGTCACTCGGGTCCCACCACCAGCCCTGTTCGCCGTTCTGGAACAGATACGGCACAGGATAGCCACCCCATGTCGTAAGCCCTGGAAGTTTGAGACTCAGCCCCAAACGCATTTCAGATCAGCCCGACAATGTTGGTTGCAGTAGTACCCGTGGACCATACCCTCCGAGCCATGACAGGCAGAATCACACCAGCAGGCACGTTAGCAAAGGTCACAGCACCGTTGCCGGTATCACTGATCCTGACGTTGCCAGCGCCACCGATATACAAGGCACGGACAGGAGCAACAAGGTCAGCATCAGCAGGAGTGATAGCAATGCAGTTGACTGCGCAGCTATCAGGAGTAGTTGAAAACGGAGCAGGCATCATTGACTCCAGGAGTTAGAACCGCCAGAAACGGTTGTCCAGTTATTGGACGTTACAGGTGAATTATCCCACGAATTGTCAACATCTTGAACTGTACCCCAAACATCAGCAACAGAAGCATCAGAAAAGCTAAGTTCAGCAAAGGATACGTCCCCAAACATCACTTAGCCTCCAGTTGCTCTATTCTGCTAGACAGTTCCTTGACAGCATTGACCAGATACCAAATCAACCTGTCAGTATCAACCGAAAGCACTCCGTTTGACCTCTCCCGCACACACTCAGGCAGCATCTCCTGAGCGATCACACCGATTTGAACACCCGGCTTTTTAATCGCTTCAGACGGAGGCAGATCCGTAATCTCTTCTGCCAAACGGTACTCAAAGTTCCGAACCCTGATTGACTGAATCTTTTCCAGACCGTCTGAGCTATCAACAATGTTCTTCTTGATTCGTTGATCAGAAGTCGTCGCCCAAGTTGTCGTGTTAGACTCGTTGTACGCTCCGGTTGATCCACCTATGAACGCTGTGTCGTTTCCTTTGCCTTGTAGCGCAGTTCCTAGGACAATCTCTTTATTGGCTGCCCCGCTGCTGGCTTGCGAATCAAGTCCGATATAGATCGATTTCTCACCTGTAGTGAAATCCTTGCCAGCATTCCGACCTACAAATACGGACTCTTTCCCATCCGTAAGTTGAGTTCCAGCAGAAAATCCAATAGCAGTGTTTTGCTGCCCAGAGTTGCTTTGACTATCTAGTGCAGTGCTACCAACTGCAACGCATTCTGTGTTGCTAGTTCCCGTTCCACGATTTAGCACCAAACCATTGATACTTGTAGCAGCTGCAACCCCAAGAGTCGGCGTCACAAGCGTCGGCGATGTAGCAAACACCAGCGCACCTGTTCCCGTCTCACCCGTCACCGCTGCTGCAAGGTTGGCCGAAGACGGTGTGGCGAGGAACGTGGCAACGCCAGTTCCTAAAGCAGTCAGTCCTGTGCCGCCTCTACCAGCGGGAAGCGTTCCGGTCGTACCCGCATCAATTGGTAAACCAGTGCAACTGGTTAGCGTCCCGGAACTTGGTGTGCCTAGCGCAGGAGTGACAAGTGTCGGGGACGTTGCAAATACTAGAGCACCAGTGCCCGTCTCGTCCGTAACAGCAGCGGCTAAATTGGCTGATGACGGAGTGCCCAGGAATGTTGCAATCCCTGTACCAAATGCAGAAATCCCTGTCCCGCCATTGGCAACTGGCAATATGCCGGTCACGCCAGTTGTAAGCGGCAATCCTGTTGCACTCGTCAGCGTAATCGCTGATGGTGTCCCAAGATTCGGAGTGACCAGAACAGGAGAGGTTGCAAACACCAATGATCCCGTGCCGGTTTCATCGGTCACAGCAGATCTAAGGTTTGCGGATGTTGGCGTCACCATCCAGGTGTTTACGTTCGCATCCAACCCTGTTTGAGATATTGAAGCAGGGAAAGTAGCAAAAACCTGTTTTTGCTCACCCGTAAAGTTGACCTTAGACCCCGTGCTGGACGACAAAACAGTTGTGCGTTGCAACGTAGATCCAACAACCTTACCTAATCCAACTTCCCAATCAAACTCACCGGCAATGCAGTAGTAGGTGTCATTTCCTTCGCCAATCACCTGAAATGTCTGATAGCCAGGATAAGACCCACTCAGGACAATATCGCCTGTTCCAGCCGTGGTGGAATACTGCCTGACCCGATCTTTCAGGACAATTGCCATTATCGCCTCGCAACTTTCATGCTGATCGGAGCGCCACTGTACTCACCCCTGTCGTCCGAGGTGGTCAACGAGTTCAATCCTCGCTCAAACATTCCAGCCCACACCGTCAGCCTGTTGTCGTTCATCAGATACGGTTCAGCCTCAACCAGAGACCCGTAGAGCAATAGATCAGGACACTGAGCCATGAACACATTACTGGTGTTTGCGTTGCTCAGAAAGGGCGGAGCAGCGTAATACAGCATATAGATGTTGAACGTACCATTCGGAGCAGGGGAGACCTGGATCTCGTCTGACAGAATGGTGTAGTTCCTAGGCTGACCAGACTCTTGAGCAAGTCCGTCACGAGTGAAGATCGACGGAGTTTGATAGGTTAGAGGCTGTTCTGGATTGGTCTCAAGATACAGGTTTCGCATCTCAAGAAAGTCACTCGGCAAACCAACAGTCGAACCCGTCATTGACGTATAGGACAGCTTCAGCATCTGCCGGATGCGAACATCCCTTCGCAACCTGATCTCAGTCAGACGGATAAAATCAGGGATCTGAGCGGTCAGATCACTTCTTGCGAGATAGTTTGCGATGCTTGTTTGCAGGTCGCTGTAGGTTGCTAGGGCCATGTTTTACGTCATCCCAGCCAAATGTTTTCGTTCCAATGTGACCAATGTGCATTGATAAATCATGGTCAACAAACACCGGAACATCGTTTTCAAGACACCTGACACAAAACGTAACATCCTCGCCAATCACGTTTCCATGATCCGTCCAGATGATGTCATGCCATGGTTTCGGAATCTTCTTGAATACTTCAGTCCTGACGAGTGTAACACCGAACCCAACAGCGGTCACTTGCTCAATCCCGGACTTTCCCCTGCTCTCAATCTTCGTCCAAACCTGTTTTACAGAGTTAGGATCGCTTTTGTCGATCTTGAGATTCATAGCCGTGGGAACAATAGGCTCCCGCCTGGTCGTAGCATTGACACCTACTAGCGAGACATTCCTTGCAAGCAATACCTCAACAGTGTTTGCCGGAAACCGCATATCGCTGTCAATCCAGAGCACAGCGTCAGCACCCCATTCCAAAGCTTCATCTGCAAGTTTCTCTCTCTGAGTGAAGATCAGCGTACCGGGCATCTGCAATAGCTGGATCTCATTCTGTCCACGCTTTGCCTCATACGCACACAGTCGCGCCAAATCAAAAGCAAACCCTGCCAGAACTGAATCTCGGCAGGGTACACAGATTGCAACCTTCATGACTCCCCCTATACAGAACCAGGATACGTTCGCCAAACCCTGTTATCTGGATCGTTCAGCCACTGCTTGAACGCTCGCTCATCCTCAATCATGAACCCTCGCATGATCTTCTTCTTGTTGAGGTCATCGATCACCGTAAACGGGATTCGAGCCACATGGGTCATGACGTTATCAATCTTCCGGGTCGCATTGGAGACCTGGATCTTGTTTGCTTCGATGATCGGAGTGACATCCTGACGAGTCTCTAGGATCACAACATCATCGAGCTTGTGAGCGATGGTGTATCGCCCGTCCCCAACTGAGAATAGTTCTGACATATTGTTGGAGGGAGGCAGGTTTCCCCACCTCCCTCGTTACTTACAGCGCAGGGTTCAGGTCAGCAACGATGCCATGAGCAGCCTCATTCCGCATCTCCAGCGTGAACTCAGCAATAAGCTGGGTCTTCTCGCTGTCGCCGGTCTTGGCAAGCTCTTGAGTCGCAAACGGTCGCAGATACGCAACTGCCGCATACTCAGGATCGAGCAGCAACGCATCCCGAGTCCGCATGAAGCGATCCGGAGTGATTGCCAACTGACCAAAGTCGCTGAGATACACATCAGCAGCCGCCAGGATGGTCGTGGGCGCATTCGCAGGAGCGTTGTAACGCTGGGTAGCAATACCCGCAAACGAACTAGCTTTCTGCTTCAGACCAGAACCAACAACCAGCAGCTTCGGATTGCCACCAGAATCAAAGCACTCGGCAACAACAGTCTTCAACAGAGTTTCCGTGAAGGTCCGAGTCGCCCCATCCGAACGGGTCGAAACACCAATCGTCGTCGGATCGGTGCCAGACGTTCCGACAGATGTATTAGTCTTCAGCCACGACAGAATCGCACCCAGTTTCCGAGCGGAGGTCGAACTTCCAGCATCTCGGCCTTGATTGGCCGTGATGATGGTTTCCATGTCACGCTTCAGTTCTTGCGAAGCCTTCGAAAGCTGATATGCCTTCTCAGATTTCCGACCAGCCTTGTTTACTGCTTCAAGGGTGTTAGAGATCTGAATCGTCTTCTGAACAATTTGGCTGTAGTTGCCAAGACGGACAGTCGGGCTGATCGTGGTTGCCGTTGCATCAGCACCTTCAACAGCAGCATTCGCAGCAGTCGCAGCAGCCAGAACATCAGTCTGCCACTCGTGATAAACAGCCGTCGCCTTCGTCCGAGCCAGAGTGCTCAGAATCGGGGTTTCGGTCGGGCTGATGTCATAGATGACATCGATCAGGTCTTCGCGCTGGCCAATGGCCGTGTGTGCGGTAAACGTTGACATTTCAGTTATCCTAAAAAGCGTTCAAAAAGTGCCGCAGCATCTCGCGGTTTGCCAGTCTGCCGCAGCGTTTTTCGCTGTGTCTGATATTGCTTTTGATCGGGTGGCGCACTTGTCGCTGTACCCGGTCTCAACATCTTTGGAGCTTCAGCAACCCGCTTGGTTACCTCTGGCTTTCCCTTGACCAGTTTGTCGTACTGGGAAGCCTTCCAAAGCGTCAGAACAGCCCTGCTGTCATAAACTTGCGCCAAATCCTCATCCGTGAAACCGACCTGCTTCGCATAGTTCCGGATCTCATTGCGAACAGCAGTGCCTTTCTCTGGATCTGCGAATTCCGGTATCGCTTGAGACAGTTTCTGCTGCTCTTCAGCAATCACCTGCTGCAACCTCTGCTGCTGCTCCGTTTGTTGCTGTAACGCAAGACGTTGCCTCTCAGCCTGAATCGCATACAACTGTTGCTGACGCTGCTGCTGCTCCGCGACCTTCACCGCAAAACCAATCGGATCAGACTCTTTCAGCGCATTTAAATCTTCTTGCGAGTCCTGCTGACTCAACACCTGCTCGATCATCTGCAAGCGTTGCGCATACTGGTCACGCAAGGTCTTTGCTTGCTCTACAGCGGCTTTTTCAGCCTCTACAGCCTTCCGCTGCTCTGCAAGCGTCTGGGTCTTCTGAGTGTAGTCCCGGCCCTGCTGATAGCCTCTAATCAGGTCATCGAGCGTTACTTCAACCTCCTCGCCTGCCGCTTTGATACGGTAGCGGGGAGTTTCTTCAACCTGCTCTGTTTCCTGCTCTTCGGTATCAGGCTGCTCAATCTGTTCTTCCTGGGCTTCAGGAGTCGGCTGTTCGCCTTCCTCACCACCCATTAGTCCCATGATCGCAGCAGCACCAGTGTTTACATCCAGCGGCACACTTCCATTCGGATTGGTGTCCATTCAAACCCCTAAAGTATCTTCCATCGTTTAGACCTGATCTCAGTCGTTTCGGCTATTGCTTGGAAATGACTATAGATTTGATCTATTGCACGAATCATTTTATACGCTGATTCGCGTTTGTCAATTTCATCATCCGAGGATGTCGTTATGACATCCAAATGCATCTGTCTGAGATACTGCATTTCATTTTTAAATGCATCATCCCTCAGCAGGTTTGCAGCGCGTTCAGGCGTCATCCTCATCCGGGAATCTCAACATTCCGAGTGATTCCAGCACCAATCTTGGCTGCTTTCAGTTGTGCCTCAACCTGGAATTCTGCTTGCTTTAACTCCAAATCTGCTGCGGCTTTTTCCCTTGCAAGCTGAATATCTGCTTGAGCCTTCATCCTCTGAGTCTCAATCGCAGCCATTGCTTTCTGCTGTTCAATCTGGATCTGAGCCTGTGCTTGAGCCATCATCGCATCCAGCGCAGGATTAGGCTGCGGTTCCTGCGGAGGAGGATTGGACAAAGCCTGATCCTGTTCAGGAGTGATTTCTTTGAAGAACTCGCTGGAGTCCTTGAAGCCTGCCGCCTCGATAAACCGCCCAAGCGTCATCCGATACTGACCGAGAGAAACCAGCGGGTTAGCAGGACCAAGCGTCTGTAGGATCTGCTCCTGTTTGGCAAGAACCATCTGGAGCATAGTCATCTGCTCTTGTTTGGTTCCAGTCCCAAGCCCAACAGAAATGCTCACATCGTACTGATTAGACCACTCCCGCGGGTCCATCTCAATGAACTTTCCACGCATCCTGATGATGGTTGGCTTGTCTTGGTACTTGCAAACAAGCTGGAGAATGCCCTTGAACAGGCTCTTGACACCAGTCTCAGCAAAGATCCTAGCGATCAACTCCATCTTGCCCTGCTGAGCGCTTGTAACGGCTGCTACAGCCGCTGCTGTGACATTGGCTAGTACGTTAGGATCAAGCCCCTGCTGTGCGTCTGAGACCCCTGTACGCTTCTGCTGAACCTGATCGAAGTATTCCAGCATCGGGAATGCTTGCGCGGCAACAGGAGTCACCTGAAGCGGAACAACAGCAGCAGGGTTTTTCAGCCGAACAACACCGCCAGGAGTGACGTTCAGCAGGTCATCTAGGTTGACCTGACCCTCGACAGCACCAACACGAGCATTGTTCGTGAGATACAGGTTATCCAGCATCTGCCGAACGATGGTGGACTTGATCAACTGGATGTCCATCGTCCTGTCGGCCAGCGACTGCCCAAAGAACTTATGCGGAATCGGGATCGGGCAGACAACGTGGAACGGGCAATAGTCCGTCTGCTCGTTACTCAAAATTTGATTGTTGGTGTAAACAATCCTGCGGAACTCTGCAATGCCATCCTCATCAAAATCAACGTAGATATAGCATTCAAACACCTCGATCTCTTGCATGGCAGGATCAAGGCTGTTCTGCTCAAAAGGTTCCTCTCCAGGACTGTATCGAGCAATCTTCTCTTCAGTGAAATCCAGACTGTTGTAAACAGGCAGGTTGTCCACAATCTCAGGGTCAAAACCCATCTGCAATAACTCAGTCCTGGGAACCAATGTGCGATGCGCCATGAACGGAGCATCTTGCATATTCTTGGCTCGCTTGGAGACGATCAGTTCTTCCGGAGGAACATTCTCAATGACAATCTTGCCGTGTTTGTTGGACTTGCGCACCACAACGTTAAAAAACTGCTGCGCCATCACCTGACCGTCCGGGCCTTGCATCTCCTGTTGCACAACTTCCTGAGCAACAATTTGACGCGATTGGTCCGACATCAGCAGGACAAGTTCAGTCTCCGAGAGGTTCTGATACACCTCCTCGATGACGTCGATCTTCTCATCCCAGTAGCATTTCACCGTACCGGTTTTCTGAAGTAGCGCATCCTTAAACCAGTGGTGCAAAATCTGGAAACCGGGATTCTGTTTGTAGAACACCCAGTTCGCATATTCAGTAGCCTGTTTTGCGCCCTCTTCGTCTCCAGGTCCAACAGGCTCAAAACGCACGATGTCATCTGATGCCGTGAATACCCGAATCAACTGAGGCAGAGCACCGTCAATCGCCTCTGCGACCTCACCCGTGACAATCTGGCTGCGACCTTCTACCTCGTTCCCGTACGGGTTTCGCAGGTAGTAATCCATCGACAGTGCGCGTTCTTCGGTCGTCTCAGTATCGAGATAACCAATCGCATCATCGATTTCAGCAGACAGGATAGCTTTCAGTCGGCCTTCGTCCATTTTTCCGCTCGCTTTGTGTACGGTCGTTTCTCAGGCTGCAATTCCTTTACCTGAGCCTCTAGGCGCTCAATTCGCTCGGTGAGTTCTTTAATCACCTCGTCGAACATTCTGCGCGGAGTTATCAATCCTTGAGGAATCATACCACCCACCTCGTATTATTTTTCAATGGCTTACCCCAATCGTCATTCGACATCATGTCCAACGATTGAGCCAAATATCGCCAAGCATCCGCTGCGTGACTGTGCTCATCGTGCAATGGTGCTCCAGGTTCGTTCGTCACCTGATTGACTGCTCGCCTGTATCGCTTGAGATGATTCACAAGCTCCATGCACTTATCAGCGTCAAAATAGGCTCTAGGGAACACTTGCCGAGCCAGCCTGATACCTTCCTCCAGGTTTCCTCTTGCGAGCACCTGAACCGTTCTACCAAGGCTCTGAAGCATTTCCTCTGTGCTCTTGCCTGACTTGAAGTCTCTGTGCGCTCCATCGTGCGGAATGAAGTCTGTGCCCCAGTTCCACTTTCGTTCTTGAAGTTGCATGACGTATGAATCAATCGTCCTGTGACTGTCCTCGATGTAATCCACAACCCTGATCTCTGAGGCAACCTTCTGCACACAGATGATCGACATGCTGTCGTTCCATCCCAAGTCCCAGACGGTATGCACCTTCAGCAGAGGATCAACAGGGACGTTCCTGATGCGACCGTCTCTCTGAATGGTCTCCATCTCACTGGCGTAGATCGCACCCTCGACAGCAGGCCTGCACCGACCTTCCCAGGTTGTCAGATACCCTGTCGGGTCCCGATCCAACCAATCCCTGCGCTCTTTGTCTAGTTCAGTAGGGAACCAAGGATTGTCTGACCAGTTGACCTGACAGACCCAACTCTCAGCAGGTGGACTGGTCACGAATCTGGTGTAGGTCTCATCCGTATCCAATTCAGGGTTGAAGCTGACCCAGATCTCTGACCCAGGCTTGCGGATGGTCGGAATGAGAATATCCCAAGACCTTTTTGTCACTACTTGAGCCTCTTCCACCCAGCAGATGTCCGTGCCTTCGTAGCTCTTGAGATTGGCGACACCCTGTTGGCGTATCCCAGCGAAGGTGAACTCTGTTCCATTCCTACCGAGAATCTTGGTCTCTTGAACCTCGTAGAACTCATGCAGGTTCAATAGTTCGATCTGATCCTTCAGCAGCCTATGGACAGACTCTTGGATGCTCTTCTGAGTCTCCCTGGCACACAGAACCCTGACCGGCTTGGATGCACCTATCGCTACCAATGCACGAGCAGCAGACCATGATTTGCCTGAACCCCGTCCACCATGAAGGATCTTGTATCGCTTCGGTTGGAAGAGTGGGAGGAGCTTACTCGGAATCTCGACCTTCTGCCTCAACTCCGACCACCTCTAAGATTGCTGCCGTTTTGATTGGCTCACCGTCAATGCCTGAATGCTCGACAACGTGCTTCTCTTTCCACCCAGCCCTTGTCTTGAGCCAGAAGATCATCGCTGTAGTGTTGCCTGCTTTGGCCTGCTGGAACAACGTCTGAGCGACCGCGGCATTAGCCTCCATTCGTCCTTCTGTCAGTTCCTTTTTGTAATGCTTGGTAAGTGTGTCGTGGTCAATCTCTAGCTTGTCGGCAATATCAACATAACGCACCCCGACAGCAGATAGCGTCTTGACTAGCCGACGATCCTCGTCTGACGGTTTATGCCGCTTGCCTTGCATTTTTTATATCCGAAAGTGTATTAAAAGTGTCACCCGTTGCCTCTAGCGTAGCTTGCTTGCCAGTGAAGTCTTGCCAGCGTTTTACGATTAC